CCTTCTCAGAATCCTGCGCAGCTCCTACCGCGGCCTTGCCGAATTCGAGCACCTTCGTCGCGGCGAACCCAGTAGCGACCGCGGTGCCCAGCGACGCAATTTTGCGGCCGGTGCTCTGCGACTTCGCGCTGGTCTTATCCATGCCCGCGAGGGCCTTAGTCGCGTCCGCGATGATGTCGATGCGCAGTACGGCCGGTGATGCCACCGCGTCACCTCCGCCGCTTGTCGGCCTCGTCGTACAGCAGCACCGCGGTCATGAGCGCGCGCGCGTCCTCGAGCCAGTAGCCGGGTGCGACACCTGAGCGCAGCGCGACCGCCACAGCCAGCCTGCCTAGGGTGTCGCGCTCGTAGGGTCCAGCGGACTCTCGCCGTCGTCGCCCTCGAGGTCGGTCGGGATGCCGTCGAGCACGTCGAGAAACGCGTCATAACTGCGCGGGACATCGGCGCCGGTGCGCACCAGCGCGGCGTGCACCACGCGAAACGTCAGGTCGACAGCCTTCGGCGCGCCTGGGTCGATGACCACGTTCGACCAGTCACGCGCCGATGTCTGCACCTCGAGGGGTTCGCGGTCGACCAGCTCGACCTTGAAACGCTGCCAGCTCATACGCCGCGCACCTGGTCGAGCGCGTGCTGCACGTCGCGCTGGTACTGCTCGACCCAGCGCGGTTCCGTCGCCTGCGCGGCGTCGCTGATAAACGGGTTCGCGGCGATGTTGCGCGCCGGCCATCCCCAGTGGATAGGTGCCGCGTACGGGACCCTCGAGCTGCCGGCCTGCACACGCGCGCGTCGCACCTGGCGCGCGGCCTTGATACTGCCGGCCAGTGCACCGGTATCTCGAGGCGCTCGAGCTGCCGCGTCGCGGGCCACTATCTCGCCGGCCGCGTGGTGCGCGTCTTTCAGCTCGTGAATGTCGACCCCCGCGCGTTTCATGGTCCGCACCAGGTTGTTCAGGCCCTCGACCTTGACCTGCGCGTCAGTGCTGCTCACGCGGTCGCGCTGCTCGAGGCCGTCGCGCCGACCACTGGCGGTGTGCGCAGCAGTTCGGACGTCAGGCCCCATTCGAAATCTGACGTCAGGCGCGTGTTCACGTCGCCGCCGTAGGTCTCGCCGGGCACCTCGATGCGCAGCGTGCCGCTCAGGGTCGGCCCCGCGTCAGCGTTCGGCTGGTAGCTGAACGCGAGGTCCTCGAGGTCATGGTCAAAACAGAATTCGGTGGTGCTCAGCGCAGGGTCGGCCGTCCAGTCCTGAATGAACGTGCCAGCCAGCGCGCGCCCGGACAGCTTGCGACCCGCGGCAATTTGGTCGCCGCACAGCGTTTCCACCGCGTCGCCGTCGTCGTCGTATGACGAATTGATGCGCGCGTTTGTGACCTGACAGCTGAAATCCAGCTCAGTGGGGGAGGTCCCCAGCTTGAGCACGCCGTCCTTGAGTCTCGACTCAGTAATCATGAGCTGATGCCCTCCGTGAATTGGCAGCGGTACGCCGCGAATGGCGGCTGGTCGGGTGTGAGCACGTAGCTGGCAGGGTCGGCGGTCTCGAGGGGTAGCAGCTCGGCCAGGTCGTCGACCATCGCGTCGAGCAGCTTGTGCGCGTCTGCGTTCCCACTGCCGGGTGCCAGTGCGTACAGGTTCCAGCGCGCGGTGTAACCGCACGTGATGTCAAACACGCGGTCAGGCGGTGTCACCAGGACCACTGGCGGTGTCGCGCTGCGCGGGTCGGCGGTCGCGTGCACGCCGGCGGCCTCGAGCGCAGCGACCAGCTCGAGACTGCGCGCGTAGCTACTCACGCGACCACTGGCCGCTGGTACTCACCCAGCTCGAGCAGCAGCCGCACGTCAGGGTCGAGGCGGCCCAGGCTGACCGCGCCGAAATCTGCGAATGCCACTACACCGGCGGCCGAACCGCGCCGGCCGTAGAACCTGGCCGCGAGCAGCACCGCCGCCTCATCGGCGGACACCTCCCATTCGTCGGTGTCCGGGTTCGGGGTCCAGTCGGGTCGCAGCTTGTGGGTCGCGTCGTTCGCTGCGGCCACAGCCGCGGCCATAGCTTCGCCGTCAGCAGTCGACGCGGGGTCGATGCCTAGGTGAACCTGTAGCGCCGCGACTGTGGCCGGCATGCGTTCCCCCTTGCCCCTACGGGATGGTGACCACGGTGCACTCGGCAGCCGCGGCCGGGTCGGGCACCGTCGCCAGTGCGCGAATCTCGGCCAGCAGCAGGATGACGTTTCGCACGAAATAGTCAGCGTGCGAATCCGTCATGAACACTTCCGCCGCCGACCTGGTGAACAGCTGCACCGCCGTCTGGAAATTGCCCACGTACGCGGTGCCGGCCGGGACCGATGGCACCGCGACCGCCTGCATTCCCCAGAATGCCGACTGGCCGCTGGCACCGCCGGCGTTGCCGATGGTCGCGACGTCGAGGCCGGCCCAGTCCTCCGGGTTCAGCAGCACCGCGTTCGGGTTGCCGTAGCCGGCGGCCTGCACCGTCGCGACACCGCTGCGAATCGACGCCAGCAGGGTCGGCCCCGAGACGCCCGGGATGGTCGCCGCGCCCAGCGCGGTGCTCACCATGCCCTCGAGCGCGACCACCAGACCCTGACGCAGCCGGCCCTCGACGGTGCTGCGAATCTGCGGAATGTCCTCGAGCGCCTGGCGGGTTATTCCCTTCCAGTGGGCTACCGTTTCGAGGGTCCCGGGCACCACGGTCGGGGTCATGGTTGCTTCGGGCTTCACCGCTTCCTCAGCGACCACGCTGGCCGCGGCTTGCGGGTTCGGTGCCCACTGGACCCACTGCACGCTGTTCGCGTTCGTCTGGACCTTGCCCACCACGTCGAGCAGTGGCGACGCGTACTGGTACGCGGCCGGTGTGTACACGTAGGGGGGCACCACACCAGGGGTGCCGGCCAGGCTGATGGCGGCGCGGGTCTCGAGGTCGAATGGCAGCTCGAGGCGCCGGCTGGTGCCCGCGCCTGGGTAGTCGCGGAACGCGTCTGACGCGACGAACAGGTCGCCCCAGCCCTGGGCCTCGCGCGTCTGCATGCCGGCCGGCCGCGGCGCCTGCTGGTCGTCGGCGGGCTGGTCGATGACGTTGCGCAGCGTCGCGTAGGCGCGTGCGCTTTCGGCCTGCGCGCTGTATTCCGTGAGCTGGGTGTCAATCTCGGCGCAGCGGGTCTGCCAGGCGCGCATGCTGTCGGCCTCGGTGCTGGACAGGTCGCGCTCGTCGCTGGCAGCGCGTTCGGCCAGCTCAGTGGCGGCCTGGGTCAGCGAATCGCGCTCAGTGGTCAGGCGCGTGAGATAGGTGTGCATCCCGGTTACTCCCTCGTCGTAGCGGTCTCATCTGCTGACGGGTGCGAACCGGGTACGCGGTGCCGCCGGCGGTCGAGGGTCTCGAGTGCCGGCGCTGGCATGCGTGGCCGTGCGGCCGTTCGGTTAGCGACGGTATCCGAATGGGGGCAGCGGTGCCAGGTTCACCACTGGCGGATTCTGAAATGGCTTGAGCAGCTCGTCGATGTCGCCGGCATGGCGGACACTCAGCATGCCGCTGCCCTCGTAGGCGGGCAGGGCCACCAGCGACACCTCGACCAGCTTGGCCTCAGCCACCTCGCGCACACCGTCCGAACCGCGCGCGAGCTGTCCCAGGGGCATGAACCCCGCCGACATCGCGCCCAGGTAGCCGTTCCGCGCGTCCTCGAGTAGCTGGTCGCCGGCGCCGCCCTCGTTCACCACGAATTCGCCCAGCAGCCCTTCGGGGGTCTCAGCGAATGACCGGCTGACCCCCATGCGGCTGGCGCGGTCATGGTTGCGCAGTAGCGGAATTTTGGTTTGCCGCTGCGCTATCGACTTCGCGAATGCCCCGCGCCTGATGCGTTCGCCGTTCGGGTCCGGGGTCAGATAGCTGGTCTCGTCGTATGGCGACACCATGCCGATGACCACGCGCTCGACCGGGCGGACGTCGCGCAGCTCCATGTTCAGCAGGTCCATGCGTTCCCCCTCATGCGACTGGTGGCGACTGTGCGGGCAGCGGCGGCCGGTCCTCGAGGGCCCGCACCTCGTCGACTGTCAGCCAGCCGTGGTCGAGCGCCTGTGAGTAGGCGCTGTACCGGGTGGCAGTGTCAGCGCGCAGCAGCGCGTCGCTGCGAATTTTCAGACTGGTGCCGCGCACCAGTTGCGCGTCGAGTGTGCTTTCGATGCGGCGCTGCCAGGGCAGCAGGCTGAACGTGCGCAGCTCAATCTGGCGACTCTCAATATTCGCGTACGTGCTCGAATCGCCTGGGACACCCAGCATGTATGGCGGTACACCGAAAGCCAGCGCGACGTCGCGCAGGCTGGACTCTCGAGCGCCACTGAGCTGCGCGTCGATGGGGGAAATACTGACCGGGTGAAATTCCGTGGTCGCGTTCAGCACTGCGATGCTGCGCGTGCTGCCACCATGCTGGGCCAGCCAGCGCGCCTTGAGCGCGTCAGCATCGGCCTGGGTCATGGTCGGCGCGCTCGACTTGAGGTAGCCGGCGGGCACGCCCGTGGTGAACACGCTCGACGCGTAGCCGCGCAACGTCGCCGCGAGGCCCAGGTCGGCGCCGGCGATGTCGATGACACCAGTGCCGTGCCCCTTGACGTAAGGCGCGCTGCCGCGCAGGTGAATGATGCTGTCCGGGTTCAGCTCGATGTTTCCGACCCAGTAGCTGCCGCCGTCGATGGTGACGTCGCACGGGTGCAGTTGCCACAGCGGCGGTTTCGGCGCGCCGGCCGCGTCGCGCACCGGCGCGTAGACGTAGCCGTCCCCATGCCACAGCGCAGCTGTCACCCAGCCGGCCCAAAATTCGACCGCCGATAGTCGCACCGCCGTGAGCATCGACGGGTCAGCGACGCGGCCGTCGATGCGTAGCGCCTGCGGGTCGGCAATCCAGTCGGGTGTGGTCAGCGTTTCGTAGTCGCCGCGCACCACGTGCCAGGGCAGGCCGGCGATGGTGTCGCAGATGAGACTGGTGCAGCGCATCGCGGCGGGCAGCGTCGAAATGACGCGCTCCTGGTAGCTGCCATCGGCGCCTGGCGGCGGGTTGCCGAATGGTCCGCCGGTGCCGTCACTGCCCGCGGGTCCCAGCCACCACAGCCAGGGCTGGTCGACTTCCCAGCCGTCCGGGTCGTTCAGCAGCAGGTCGCGCCCATCGGTCGCGGTGCGTATCCGACCGCCGCCGACTGGGTTACCTGGTGGCAGTGTGGCCGCGCGTCTGAACAGGCCCATTCCGGCTGATGGTAGGCCCGCGCGTGCTCGAGCTGCGAACACTGCCGGCGCGCAGCTCGAGGTCGTACACTGCCGCCGGCGCGGTTCGGTCTCCGGTGTCCCCCGTGACCCGGGCCGCGTTACTGCGCTCGACCCCTCCCACTGGTGGGCGCGGGCACCGTCGACCGCGCCGCGTGGGGCTGGGCAGGGCGCGCGGCTGGTCGACGATGTTGCGCGGCCGCCTCCGTAGGAACCGCGCCGTTAGAACGCTACCCAGTCCTGCGTTTCTTGCTTCGCTGGTGCGTGCAGCGCACCATGACGCGCGAGCACCAGGCCCACCGCGGCGTCGATGTCCGCCGCGCTCGACCGCCGGCGCATCGGCCCGTCGCTGGTCACTCCCGCGATGTGGCCGGCGCTCATCGGGTCGCCATGGTGCAGCAGCTCCCGCGCGATGACCGCCTCATGAAACCCGTTCGTCGCGCGCAGCATCTCCTGGCTGGACACTGACACCAGGGGCACCTCGAGGCCGTCGAGGGCCCGAGCTGCCGCCGCTTCGCTGCTCGAGCGCGC